CGTTGAGATCGAGCCGCTCAAGGCCGACGACCTGAACCCTTACGCCTGGGGTAGCATCGTTTGCAAGCGGTGCCATTTTGTCATCGCTACGATGTCGGCCGAGACGCCGGGGCGGCTGGTGTTTGTATCCCAGGCCGCCGACCGGGACCTGGGAAGAATCCGCCAGACGCTTAAAAATCTGGTGTCGATCTCGCTGAGTTCTACCAGGCTGGCGGTCTCGGTGGGCATGGTGCAGTCGGCCGCCAGGGAGTTGTTGGCGCTGATGGGCGGCAATCAGGAGGCTGAAGCTGATGAGTGATTTTGACAAACCTACCGAAATAACCTCAATTGAACATATACAACGGCTTGCAGGCAAGTCCCCTGATTGGCGAGAGTTTGGGGAAGTAGTCGTCAGGGAGCAGGGCGATTTGATGATATTTAATTACACCGCCCAAGCTCATTATAAGGGTGTCTGGAACTATTTCGAGCGGGTAAGTCGTGGTTTGATCGTGAACAGGAAAACAGGCGAGATTGTAGCGCGACCCTTTGATAAGTTTTTTGACTGGGGAGAGCGCGACCGATACACTTCTTCGCGCATCAAAACAGTTACCGAAAAGATGGATGGTAGCCTGGGAATTCTATATCGCTATGGCGAGGAATTCCGCATCGCCACAAGGGGTAGTTTTGATGGGGAGCAAGCTGCCTGGGCGACTGAATTCTTACAGAACAACTATGACCTGACCGGTTTCTTGGATGACATCACCTTACTATTTGAAATCATCTATCCTCAAAACCGGATAGTGATTGACTATCAGGGCCGTGAGGATCTGGCATTGCTGGGCGTCCGAAATCGCTTTACAGGTGAATATTATCCCCGGTCTGCCGTCGAGAACATTGCCAACACGTTTGGGTTTAGCTTGCCAGACACGCATTTATTTGAGACGCCCGGCCAGATAGTGGTAGCCGCCGAAACCCTTGACCCTGACGCGGAGGGGTGGGTGGTCGAGTTCGAGGATGGGCAGCGGTTCAAATTTAAGGGCGAGGAATACCGCAAGCTCCACCGACTTATACACACCTTGAGCTTCAAAAACACTCTCGAATGCATGGCAAGCGATTCTCTCGATGAACTTCGGGCGGTTGTTCCCCATGAATTCTTTGGAGAGGTCAACGGGTGGGTTGCTGAAATCAACAAAACGTTAGTGGGTATCATTAACCAGACAGAGCAAGCGTTTGCCGACGCCCCGAAGGATGATCGAAAAACGTTTGCTCTGTGGGTTATGGAAAACCACAAGCCGCTGGCTTCGTACCTGTTCGCAATGCTGGACGGAAAACCAGTAAGGCCGCTGATTTATAAAATGGCCTTCAGGGACAGGGGTGAAGAATGACCGCAACTTTTGACTTTACCACGATTTCGGGTATAATATCTGTAGCTGAGATAGACGGAACACAGGCGCTTTTTTTAATGCCCAGTCCCGCAGTTGCAAAAGTGCAACGCGACCATTATACTGCAAAGATAGCCCCAGATGCGCGGCCTAAGTGCCTACCGTTTATCTCAGCCGATAACGACGTATCTGGGGCATTTTTATTTAACCACATAAGCTCGGCTCAAATAAAAATAACCTGCGGTCAACAGGTTATTTCCGAGCCAACTAAACCACACTCAGGAGGTGTGATCTATGTCTGATATTTTAGCAGAGGATGTTAAGGTTGTCAAGTGGATTTTCGTTGGGATCAAACGAAATAAAATTGTAAATCTCCAATGGGGTATCTCGATTACTGTTGATGATAGCGAAAGTCTGGCCCGCGTCGTTATCAGGATTTTTGGACATGGTAGCTCTGATCTTTATGTCGGGGATATTGGCTCGGCCGAAGACCGCTTCGAGCGCATCGCCCAGCGGCTGGGGGCGGTGGACTTGCTGGCGGAGGAGGCTTCTGCTCTCCCGACCCCAACGGCAGGGCAACGGGCGCTAGAGACGCGGGCCCAGCGGCTGCAACGCCGGGTGTTGCGATTGGCTAAGTGGCTCAAGGCCATCCGAGCCCCCGCCGTGCCGCTACTGGTTCCCGTCGCTGTCTTTGACGGTTCGATATATTCTCCGCGAACTATAGAGGTTCCCCTTGCCGACCTCTGCGCCCTACGCGACGCACTCGAAGGGGCCGAGGGGGTGGACGATGACTCCTGAACAACTACTCGAAGCCGGATACCAGGAATTTAACTGGAACAATGGCGCGATCATGGAATATTGGAAGCCGCTTAGAGGTTATTCGGTAACGGCAACGGAACAATTTGAGCGGCGGCTGGCCGTAAGATTTGGCGAATGGAAGCATCAGGCATTTCGCGTCTTCTTACTCACGGAAGTTTGCGGCATACAGTGCCAGAATGTCCAGACCGTCGAGCAACTTGAGGCGCTTTATAGGCTGGTTGCAGGGGCCGAGGGGGTGGGCGATGGGCGGTAGTGACTGGGATGATCCGGGGCCGTGTTCGCATTGCGCGGCGGATGACGTTAAGGTTGTCAAGACAGTTGACCGGGTACATTTCCACTGCGAACAGTGCCGAACTCACCAACCCGTTGAGATCGAGCCGCTCAAGGCCGACGACCTGAACCCTTACGCCTGGGGTAGCATCGTTTGCAAGCGGTGCCATTTTGTCATCGCTACGATGTCGGCCGAGACGCCGGGGCGGCTGGTGTTTGTACCTAAAGAGGAGGCCAGCGAGGCCACATCTCTATTGCGCGACCTCTTTGAAGATGCGAGACTTCGCTGGCCGTTTACTATATACATGTCAAAGGCATGGCAGGCGGCCCGTGAATATCTTACCGCTCTCAATCTGGTCTACGAAAACGGCTACCCCAAAGAATCCGAGACAGTCCCATCTCTCGACCTGGAGGCTGAAACTGATGACAGTTAAACCCCCTGACCGAATTTACCTACAACTCGACGACGACGGGGTACCGGAGACGTTCTGCGTCGATAAGGTGAATGACCTCGACGTGATGTATATCAGGCTTCATGCGTTCAAGGATGCCATGCGAAACGAGATAGCAAGGTTGCTAGACGAGTTGAACGATCCGGCCTATCAACTGCCGGAGGCGGAAACCGATGAGTGATTTTGACTTTCCCACGATTTCGGGTATAATATCTAGTGACACGAAAAGGATTGACCGAGTCGGCGCAACTCGCATTTTTGCGTTATTGGAACAAACCTATAAACTGTGGACTAAGCCTCGCGGAGCGACCGACGCCCTTTTCGTGTCAGAGATGGGAGTTAGCTCGGCGGGGCTTTTCAATTTCATAAACCAGGCCACAAACAAAAAACGTCCGGCGGGAACCGGGCGCTTTGGGCCAACAGCACAACGTACAGGAGGTACGCTATGACTGATAAGATTGTATCAGATGACGTTAAGGTTGTCAAACGAGAGGATCATCGCTGCGCCTACTGCGGCGGCAATGCCGATACCATCGACCACATTATACCCCAGTTTCAAGACGGAAGTCACAACCCTGACAATCTGGCCTGGGCTTGCCGTCCTTGCAATTCTCGTAAGGGAGCCAGGACGCCAGAAGAAGCCGGGATGATCCTCACAATGTATCCTGAAAGCGCGGTTTCTGAGCCATACCCGGCTGGATACAAGCGAGGCTATGCCATTCCCCCTATTGACCCCGAATATAGGCAAAATGAAGCGATCCCGGCGACGATTGTCCATCGGGTCATTGACCCCCGCTCAGAGAGCGATCCGGGGTATTACGCCCGCTTGTCCGAAGTCGCCGGGATGAATAGGCTAGTTAATGCCTATATGCTTATAAGCCCGGCGGATCGGCAGCGGGTCAATTGTTTCATTAACCGGGTACTCGAAGATGAGTACGCCGCCAACATAGATGAGGTCCAATAATGACGAAGCATAAACCCTTTGAAAACCAGGGAGGATATACAGAGTTTAACAACATCGCTCTCGATGAAATTATGCCGAAGCTCAACGGCAGCGCCTGGAAGGTGCTATCGTTCATAATTAGAAAGACAAAGGGCTGGCACAAAAACCGGGACGAGTTAGCGTTCAGCCAGATAAGAAAGGGGACTGGGATAGGTAGCAATACCACCGTGAGAAAGGCACTAGAAACACTCGACAACATGGGGCTGATTTTAACCTACGTTGCCAGCGATCCGACAATAGCGTTCTCGTATGGGTTAAATCGGGATTATGAGATAGATGTGTTGACTACACGTAGTACAGAAAGTGTACTACATAGCAGTACAAAAACTGTACGGCGACCTGGTACAAAACGTGTACAACGTCGTAGTACAGAAAGTGTAAACACAAAAGAAACAACTACTAAAACAACTTTAAAGAAAGAAAAAGAAGAAACTTCCCCCGCCCCAACCCCGCGCCCTGCGCATAGCCAAAGCCCCCAGCCTCCCGCCCCTGCTTCTGCGCCGAAACCCGCCCCAATAGACCCCATCGCCCAGGAGTTAGTCATCCTCGACATGTACCGTAACAACATCTGCCCAGCCCCCGGCAGCATCGAGATAGATCACATCGTTTCAGACATCACCGATCTATCCCAGGCAGGACACGACGCCTTGGAGGTATTCACCTACGCGATAACTCAGGCCGTAATGAGTAACGCCCGCCGATTAAAGTATATTCAAGCGATTGTCAAGAACGTTAGAGATAGCAACATGCCCCTGGCGGCTTATATCCAGAAGTACCAGGCGAAATCAAAACGAAACGGAGGCCCGACAAATGGACACTCACCCAACGGCAAAACCCAGCGCACCCCCAAACGGCAACCGCAACCCGTCAACCTCGCCGGCCAAGTCACCTATTAGCCCCGGCCCCTTCGACCTGGCCCGCCGTGTCACCCCGGCCCGTCTCAGATTTACGCCCGAAGAGATGGAGGCCGCCCGCGCCAAACTCGACGCTCAGTACGCCGCGCCGACCACTACCGCCTTGGCCCGCCGACCCATCAGCCCCGGCGACGGCTGCCCCCAGTGCGGCGGCGCTGGGATGCTGCGGGCCAACCCTGACGCCTCGACGGATGATCCCGGCTTCGGCAAGCCTACCGCTTGCCCCGATCCGTGTCACAACCCTGACCGACTCCGGCAGCTATCCATCCTCTCGAACTTGAATGAGAGCGAGTTGTCCGTCACCCTGGACGACCTCAAGGAACGCCACGATATTCTCAACTTTGCAGAGCTTCACTATAACTGCGACGAAGACGGCAACCCCATCAAAGTCCAGCGCAGCAACCGGGAAATGCTCAGAGTGGCCCGCGAGGTCATGGCTAACCCTTACGATTTCGGGATTGTATATTTCTTGGGACCAAACGGTAACGGCAAAACTACAGCGGGGCAGGCGATATGTAACGGCATCAACCAAGCCGGGAAAGGCCCGGCGATGTATATCAACCTGGTTGAGCTTATCGGCTTTATCGTGGCCAGCTACGATCCGGCAAATGAAGGCCCAACGACCGACCAGCGATACAAGATGATTGCGACCGCGCCGGTTGTGATCGTTGACGAGTTTGATTTTAGCGACGCCAAGAACCGGGCTACAGAACACACCTTACACCTACTGCATAAGTGGTTCAATGATCGCTACCGGATTGCTAAGAACCGGACGGGGTTGACCGTGTTAATCGGGAATGAGCCGATTCAGGGACTTGGTTTGCCGGCGATCAATTCACGGCTGGGCGAGGGCTGGTTCACGACGGTTATCAATACCGCGCCCGACGAGCGCCCGGAGCAGCGGCGGGAGGTGGGGTCTGATGGCTAGAAACATGAGCTTTATGCTGACCACCGAACAATTCCTCCGTCAGACGAAAACCGTGACCCGTCGCCTTGGGTGGGAGTTTTTGAAGGTAGGCGACATCCTCAACGGCTGCGAAAAGTGCCAGGGGCTGAAAAAGGGTGAAAAGATTGTCAAGCTGGGACAAATCAGAGTCACCGACGTGGGGAGGGAGCAGCTTTGTAAGATCACACGTGCCGATGTAGAGCGCGAGGGGTTTCCGGGTATGGAGAAGTGGACATTTATTGATTTCTTCTGCAATGAAATGAAGGTCGCGCCGCAGACAATAGTTACGCGGATCGAGTTCGAGTATGTCGAGTCTGATAGAGGCAATTCATGAGGCGACATCTTGAGAGCATCTATGTAACCATTCTCGTAGCGGCTGTTTTGACTCTTGCCGGATTCGTTACCGCATCATATATCACGATACGATTGGCCCAGCCTCCCCCCCCTGCTTCTGCGCCGGAACCTGCCCCGACAGACTCCATTGACCAGGAGTTAGTCATCTGTGAGATGTATCGCCAGAACATCACCCCGCTCCCTGGTCGCATCGAATACGATTCCATCTCCGCCGACGTGGTTGATCTCTCCAAGGCCGGCCATAACGCCCTGGACGTATTCACCTATGCCATCACCCAGGCCGCCGAGACGCTGAAGATCGAGCAGCCGGGGGCGCTGGAGCTAGTGTATTCGGCCCGCCCGGCGGCGGGGGAGGTGTCTCGATGACCGACGCATTGCAAGGCCAGCTATTCGGCGGCCCCCCGGTTCGCACCAAGCACGCCGGAGAACCACGCCTGAACATGGTCAACCAGGCCACCCACGCCATGCTATCTTCGGAGAGCAACGAGTGGTACACGCCGGCCGAGATCATCGAAACCGCCCGCCGCGTACTTGGCGGCATCGACCTCGACCCGGCATCGACGGAGGAGGCAAACGAGACGGTGAGAGCCAGGAAAATTTACACCATCGAGGATAACGGTCTCCGGTGGCAATGGTACGGCAACGTCTGGCTCAATCCGCCGTATGGAAAGGTTGGCAATCGCTCCCGTCAAGAAATTTGGCTGCGTTATCTGGAGGGTCAACACCTGAAAGGCAATATCAGGCGGGCTATGGCCGAAACCCGCGCAGCCGTTGGTTACGAGTGGTTTAGCGGAATGTGGCGAGATTGGCCGGTCTGTATTACAGATAAGTGCATTGAACATATCCGCCCCGCCGCATATCAGTCGGATAAGGATAATTCAGCAAAGACCGCCTCGGCGCTGTGGTACTTCGGGCCGGACTTGGAACTATTCAAGCGGGAGTTCGGGCGGTTCGGGCGGGTGCTGTTGCCGGAGGTAACTGATGGCTAACATGAGCTTTATTCGCCAGCCAGGAGAAAATCATATGAGCGCCAAGTTAGACGCAGAAATAGGTAAAGCCCTCGGTTTGGACAGTCAGCTAAACGACACCGATTTGTGGCCGGAGTACTCTGGCAACCTCATCGCCGCCGAAATTATTGTCGACGCAATGGGGGAGCGCGGCTTTTGGCTGAAGCTTACCAGCCCCTTCGCACCAACGGACACCTTTCGATCGGTGACAGATCCCGAATCGTGGGAGAAAACCCGTTATTATTGGGGCGCAAGTTTTGACTTTCACGGCACCACTGATAGCCGCCCGCTGTGGTTTGCGAGGGCAAAAAACCCAGCTGAGGCAATATGTATGGCGGCGAAGAAATGTATCGAGGAAAATCCTGATGTCCAATGGATTGGCCTCTTTGCCAGCCAGGAGGCCCGCCGATGAACAAAGGCGCATGGATTAATCTAGGATTGTGCATAGCTCTGCTTGTGATCTCGGTTCTAGCGATCTCGGTCAAGGCCAACGCCCGCGCCGCCCCGCTTGCCACCTGGGAACTGAACCCGCCGAGCTTGCAGGGCATCGAGACGGCGTATATCATCATTTTTCACCCCGGCGGCGGCACTTCTGCATTCGCCGCCCGACCCGACAGCGTAAAGCCCAGCGCCTCCGGTATCGGCTTTACGACAACTGGCGGCGTGGCCTTGCTATTTGTTGGCGTAGGCTACGGGATTTCAACGGAGTCACTTAAGCATTTCCAGGCCCCGGTTCTCAGCGAGTTTGACGACGACGCGCCCGACCCGGATGGTAATGTCTACCCGCTGCCGGAGGGAGTGGCGCCGCCGACGGGAGAGCGATATTACTGACATCGACACCTGTACAGGAGTTTAGTATGCGAGTAGCGAAGTACAATACAAAAACCAAGAAACCAATGCAAGCGCCGCCGCAGACCGAGATACTGACGGCCCCCTTCGGCCAACCCGCTGGCTCCCAGAAGCAAGGCGAAATGGGGGAGGGGTTTGAGACGATGGGCAAGCCGCAATGGAGACAGATCGGGCCGCCGTGGGGGTTTGGGACGGCGGGATTATTTCACACGTTGAAGTAGGGAGGATTAAATTATGGACAAGGTATCATTGATTTGGTGGCGCATCTTCGCTCCGCTGGTTCGTTGGTGGCAGAGGCCGCAATCGGCATCTCAGCGCCAGGCGAGGGCGAAGAATTACCCACCGCCGTTTTGAGTAACCGGCCTGAGGCAGACAACCCCGCCCGGCGCGGGAAAGGAGCATTATGCAAATCACCGGAGATCTAAATAACGTATTTCTAACAGCCGACCATCATTTCGGACACTCGAATATCATAGGCTTTACAAATCGACCCTTTCCTGATTCGGAGAAGATGGACAACGCTCTGATCGACAACTGGAATGAGCGCATAATGCCGACGGATATAGTCATCCATCTGGGCGATTTTTCCTTATCCGGCTATGCTCCCGTCCGCCGATACTTCGCCAGGCTAAACGGCAATATCAAAATCCTGACTAATCCTTGGCATCATGATCGCTTTTGGCTAAAAAGCCTGGACAAACATGCCGAGCCGCTAAGATCAGCCAGCGGGTTCGAGGTTGAGCTATTGCCGCCGATGGTGGTTTTAGAGATACCGCAACTTGGCAACGAGAGATATCCTTTGGCGGTTACTCTTTGCCATTATCCGATGGCCGTATGGGATCGGAAGCATTACGGCGCATGGCATTGTTTTGGCCACTGCCATTCGAATCATCAAAGCGATGGGAAAGCTGTAGACGTTGGGGTTGATAACATCTATAGATTATTTGGTGATTATAGACCCATCAGCTTGAGCGAAGTGGCGGATTACTTCAAGTAGGAGTCAATAGCAGCTTTATATGCTTTGTGTTTTCTGCTTAATCCAATTCCATACCTCAAAATATGGCAGCCAAAAGGAGACTGCAAATGGTAAAAGCAAGAGGGAAAGTTACTCGAAGTACAACGCCCGCAGGCGCAGTCCTGTCATCACTGGGCGAACCGGAAATACACATAGCCGCCTGGTGTCCTGATACCGAGGCTAAGGAGCCGCCGGAGCAGGTGCACTTGGTCAATATCATACCCAGTCTTGAAGAACTCCCGATGATCATGCGGTTCAAATCGCCAGACACTCTCGGGTTTATCATCGAGGAACTAATCAAATACCGGCGGGAGGTATGGCCGGGTTGCGAGCTAATCGAAGGTGAAGCCTAGCAGACACCCCGCCTGGCGAGCCGCCGCCGGGGGCTGGGAGGGGATCGCGGTCTAATTATCTTAGATGGGAGGCACGATGGAATTGCAAGACGTTTTAACTCAATTGGTACAATTCGTCGAGGAAGCTGCGCCTGAAGTTTGGCGCATTGCAATGAAACAGGTGATGATTCAAGCATGGCAGTATGCAATAGTGATTGCGGTGTGCAGTGCATTAGCATATGTTTTGGCGAAAGTTGCAAAACACCAAAATGAATTACACGAAGAAAATTACCGCGGATTACATGACATGGGAGCGATCTTTGGGGTTGTGGGTAGTGCTATTTCGGCGGGAATTGCCTTCGGGTTTGCCGTTAGCATCGTTGGATTATTGGCCAATCCTGAGTATTATGCAATTAGATTGCTTTTGTATCATGCCCAATAAGCAGACACCCCGGCGTCGGGTCGTCGGCGGCTGGGAGGAGTGGCGCTGATCGCCAAAATACACAGTCGATTTTCGATAATCGCCCGCCAGCCGACGGGCGGCGAAATCTGAGCGACGGGAGGCGCTGGGCTGCGGGTTGGCGCGGAGGTTGGCCCGCCTCGATAACCTGATTAGTTGTGGAAATGATGTATAGCCCCGGCTCCAAGAAAGCCCGCCGGAGCCGGGGCGAAAGAGGACTTATGAAACACGAATTGATACTATGCGACTGCGGCTCACCTGAGCATCAATTGGTATTCGGCTATGATCCCGATGCCGATGAACCGGGAGAGCAATTTATCTACATCTACACCCACCTAGCCGCCCAGGGCTTCTGGCGGCGGCTGGTCACTGGGCTGCGCTACATCTTCGGCTACAAATGCAAATATGGGCACTTTGACGAGGTTGTAATCGGGCCGGAGACCGCCCTGGAGTTATGGGATTTTATCTGCGGGTTTTATAGCAATACGCGAGAGAAACGAAATGAGTGAGATAGACGGGATGTTAAAAACTCAATTTCTGGCGTTGTACTATGTCTTGCGTGGCGCCCTGCGTCATGTTGAGATCATCCTGGGGATGGAGGCCAAGACGCCGAACCGAGACGAGGCCCGCGCTTTGGGCTGGCTCAGACAACATAATGTCTCAGTTTCCGAGGTCATCGAGCGGGAAAAAGACCGGCTCGGACAATGCCGCAAGTTGACGTAAACTTTACGGCGTGGTAAAATAATCTCAAATAATAAAATATTCCGTAGGGTGAAAACCACACGACGCGCAGGGTAACTACGGTTACGGCGCGTCTTTTTTGTTGGAGGAAAAATGAGACCTAAACCATTGCTCAAATCAAACACCATCCAATTCGGCGCAGCCCTGACCATCGGCGGCGTGTTCGTAATCTTGGAGCAGATCATCGCTGCTATCGACATAACGCAACTGCCGCCGGAGGTCGCCGCCTGGGTCGGACCGATTGGCTCGGTGGTCGGGCTTATTGTGATGCTACTGCGAGTCAAAACCGCCGTGCCTCTCAAGGGCACGAAGGCGGGCGATTTTGCCGCCTGGATTGCGGAGCAGCACCCGACCGCAAAGGCTGAGTAAAACCAAGCGCCCCCGGCGGCTGACTACCAAGACCGCCGCCGAGGACTTGCTGCCACCGGCAAAGGAGCGTGTCAAATGCCGATGACAACCATTATTAACATTGTAATTGACGGGGCCAGGGGGGACAAATGGAAACCGAGCAGATAGTCACGGTTATAGTCGCCGTCCTTGGTTCCGGTGTCTTAGGGGCCTGGGGGACAGCATGGTTTAATAGACGAAAAACTGATGCCTCTGCTACCGGTCAGCTAACACAGACAGCGCTGACCCTCGTTGAGAGACTAGAAAAAGACGTGGTAAAGCTACGCGCCGACCGGGAAAAAGACCGGCAAGAGATCGCAGAACTTCGCCAGGAGCTAGAGGATACCAAGAACTCAGTTGAAGACCTGACCGCCGAGGGCATGAAATACCAGCTTGCCTTCTTAATTAATACCACGTTTATGCAACTTGCAGACATTGACCCACCGGTCACGATAGAAGGCTTTGCCGAAATGACCATCCGAGAACTTCGGAAGATGTCAGAGCGGCTTATGAGAAAGCTGTCGGAGGCCAAAGTTAAGAAAGCGGCGGGCGGTGAGCGATGAAAAACCGATGGATTGCCGACCGCCTAGCCGTTATCATCCACCTTCATGGTCGCTTTCACGCCTGGGCACATTGCCGAATCAAGCGACTCGAAGCGGGCAATGTTGTCTGGTGGAAACGTGGGGGACTGTGGCTTATCACGCTTTACGTGAAATGGCTTCCGCTAAACGGTGAGGCTAATGAAAACGAAACCAAGTGACTACTTCGCTCGCCTCGCCTTAACCGTTCTAATCCTATTGATTGCCGCCGGCTGCATCTTGCAACGCGACCGACCCGCCCCGCCGCCCCTGCCCACCGTCGAGATCGTCACGCCAACCCAAACGCCCCTCCCCTTGCAGCCGACGACCACGCCCACGCCGCCCGTTGTGGTAGCGGATACGGCAACGGCAACGCAGACGCCAACACCGACGCCGGCTGCAAGTCCATCCTCCTTAGCGACGGCGACACCACCTCCCTTAATTTCCTCCCCGACGGCAACGCCGTCAACGGTGTCGCCGTCGCCCACCTTTTCGCCAACGCCCCGGCCGACCGTGGCTTATTTCGGAGCCTGGTTCACCGAGGCGGTCAGGGTGCGGAAGTGTGCGAAGGTGGATAACGAAGAGTGCCCGCGAATTGGACGCTACCTGAGCGGCGAACATGCCCGCATTACCGGCATTTTTTACGATATGAAGCCGGAACCGGCTGAAATGTGGATAGAGGTCAATCATCCGCTGGTTGGGCCGGGCTGGGTCTGGATAGGCACGTTTGACGAGGGCAGGTGCCGAGCCGGGCAGAGGCAAGTTGTCGAGTTCGGGCGGGGGGAGCCGAGGAATACAGCGGAGATGTGCGAATGATGGTTAAGACAAATGAAGCATTATATTTTGTAGCAGATGAGGTTAGCGAACTTCCTTGTAATCGGTGCGGGGGAGAAGTTGTCGAATTCAGCATCTCAAATGAAGTTTGGAATACTGTTATTCGTCGTGGCGGCCCGGAAATTGACAAAGAATATTTATGTGTTTGGTGTTTCTTGACCGATATAGTTAGACATGTTAAGGATAACCAACTTATCATTTCTAATGAGTATGACACACTTTGCAAAAACGGACTACACGCCTGGTTGTGGGATGACACTGGAGGCAGTGCTGATTATACAGATGCAAATAATGAAGAACCACATCCGTTAATGCGTTGTCAATGCGGGGCCTTTACTTGGGAGGAAGGCAATCCAGATGGAGACTTACGCATGGCAAATGGAGTGGAGGAAAGAAAGATAATCAATACGAAGATTGTGCCCATCTCATATAGCACTATAAAAGGACCTTGGTTTTCATTGGGTTTTCACATTGATTTTCAACGGCGCTATATAGACCTACATATCTGCTGGTGGATTATTACGATTGGGACAGATTACTACTGGACAACAATATTACAGCGGGATAAGAGCAAATGACAGAAAGCCAGGTTTTGCAAGGCGATTGCACCGCATTGCAACCCACACCGCCCAGCCTTACGCGCCGCCCACCAAGGCGCAGCGCAACGGCAAACCGCCGGGGCCGAGGCAGTTGTCACTACTGGAGAAGCCATGACCGATACAATGACCACCGACGCCCACACCGCCCTGCGCACTCGCGTCTACTTCTGCCGGGGTCGCTTCCACGTCTGGATCAGCGCCGGCCCGCACCACTCCCGCCAACTCTGCAACTGCGGGCGCGTCGAGTGGCAGCATTGCGCCGACTGCCTGGAGCGCATCGGTCCGCCGATCTTCGTCAACGGGGTCGAGGTGGGCCAGCTTGAGCGGCTGGCGGCTGAGTTGCAAGGCACCGACTCACTGAGAGATGCGATTTGGGCCCGCGTGGAAAGCCTGGACGAAGCAGGCGTTGATTTCGAGATGAGCGAGGAGGCCCAACTGCTTCTTGCGATGTTGTTCAATCCGGTGGCCGCCGATGACTGAGCCGCAGCGCACCGGAGACATGGCCCGGCCGGTTGAGCCGGGAACATCGACGGTGACGCCGTTGTCGAGTACCCGGAGATTTCATAGATGGTGTGAGCCTGGATCGTCAACGGTGCCGCCTCAGAGATGGCCGGAGAGCGATACAGGCGGAATTCGAGGGCAATACCTGACGAAGCGCCACCAGAAACGATCTGAGAGAGCGATAGAGGCTAAATGAGCGTAAGAAGCGAACTGCGCGGGATCAATGACGTAACGCCGCACCCGCAAAATTACAATGAACACCCGGAAAGTCAGGTTAAGGGGTTACAAGGCTCACTTGACATATTCGACCAGTACAAAAATATCGTTGTCTGGTCGCCCGCCGAGATCATCGACCTGGGCAACGGGCAGAGCCTACACCCGGACGTTAGCTACATCCTGGCCGGCCACGGCTTCTGGATGGCGACATCAGCAGCGGGGCGGGAGTTCATCGAGGTCAAGGATTATACCGGGATACCGTATGATGAGGCTTTGCTGCTCATGGAAACTGATAATGCAAGCCCGGTCGGCGCAGTCGTCGATACCGCGAAACTGGCCGAGCTTGCCGAGCGGACGCGGGGGCTGGTGGCGGATAGGCCACGATTGGAGGCGATGCTGGAGCGGGCGCGGGAGGCGGCGGGGGTCGCTGGGGGGAACGGGGACGAGGGGAAGGATACGGAGGTTGGGGCAAGTAAAGCGGAAGCCGATCAGTATCAAGAAATTTGGAAAGTGAAAATCGGGGACACATGGCAACTTGGCCGGCATACTATAGCTTGCATTGACAGCACAGACGAGGAAGCGGTAAAGGCATTATTGAATGGCGAAACAGTTAACATGGTTTGGGCTGACCCCCCTTATGGAATAAACATAGTTGCCGCCAACGTATCCGTTGGCGGCGGAGAAGCCTATGACATTCCTTTCGGCGGCGTAAAAAACAAAGGGTTTGGCTCCGTAGGCGGAGCCAAACCCTTTGGGAGCGCGGATGTTCGCGGTTCCGACGGAACCGCGAACATAGTAGACGTTGGAAAGTACGCCGAAGTTATCGGAGACGATACAACCGAAACAGCAAGGCGGGCGGCAACTTTAGCCTTGAGAGTATTTTATGACGCTTGTCATTTTTGGTGGGGCGGCAATTACTATACTGATGTTTTGGAGCCGTCGCCTTGCTGGATTATTTGGGACAAAGATAACACCGGGAACTTTGCCGATTGCGAGATGGCCTGGACAAATCAGGGAACGGCGGTTCGCAAGTTTGAGCATAGATGGAATGGAATGTTAAAAGCCTCCGAACAAGGTCAACGCCGCGTCCATCCGACCCAGAAGCCGGTTGCCTTGCCGCAATGGTGTTTCGAGAAGTACGGCAAGCCCGACGACGTTATCTTTGATCCGTTTCTGGGGTCGGGTATTAGTGTTATCGCCGCCGAGAATTTAGACGACGGGCGGCGGGTGATAGGGTGCGAATTGTCGCCGGAGTATATCGCAGTTGTTATTCAAAGATGGGCAGACGCATCTGGCGGGGATCCGGTTTGCGTTTTGTCCTCCCAATAAATATATGTTTATGGCATTTGAGATGACAGTCTTTACAAAGAGTTATACCATTGTCAATATCGTATCTCAGGTCTGGATAGGCAGCAAAGGGTTTGATATGATGCGGATGAAGTTCTATTTGTCTACCACAACCCTTATAGAATTTGTCGCCGCAATCCTGGCAAGTGTAGTTATCACGCTTAAAAACTGCGGCCCGCCACTGCTTATATTCGACCGTTCTTCTGGCGAGAGTATTTTGATGGGTTTTGCGGACATAGCCCGCCCATCTTTTCATTTGGCCTTGCTTGAATCGTTCTGGAGAAGTGGGGTTGGCAAGCTTCAAACAACGGGACGAACAATATTTTCTCACACCTGCCTTTTTATTGTATTTTGGCATGTGACACTCGCACACAGGGCATTGAACTTTTGCGCCATAGCAGGTCGGGCAAACAAGCTGTACTCTGTCAACCTTTTTGAACCGCAATTTACATACCCGGCAAGTTATACCTATCCGTCTTGTGGGTGCTTTCCTGCGAGTTGTGCAAGCCACACAAGTGGGGTTTTTAGGCTTTTTGCCCATTCTAGTGATCGTTGGGGTTGGCGTTCCGCAGTCTGGGCATGGTTGACGGCTTTTGGCCTGACAGCTTTTACAAACATTAAGATCGGCCCGGTTACGGCAGATGACACAAAAATACTCAAGTTTTCCCATATCGCACCCCTCAAAAGAAAAACCCTCCGCAGGCCCGGCGGCGCTGTTGTCGAGGCAGCTACCCGTAAAGCCTTTAGAGGGTTCAAGTTAATTATAGCAAATATTGGATTAAATAAAAAATCCGCCTTGACGGGAACTTGCTACCTCGACACTGATATTATAGCACAAGTGTTCGGGATAAGCAAATTCCAACGCTACGCAGACCACACCGGCCACCAGCCCCAGCTACTCAGCAACGGCAACGGCGGCTAACCCCCGCCCCTGACCCCGGCGGCTAACTGCCAGACAGGAGCATCATGCACATCAAACAAAAGAGCATCGAAAACGACATAGCTTTCACGGCCTGGTGCGGCGTGAAGGTTGGCGGGATGACACGCGCTTATCTGACAGTGGATAACGCACTCAAGGCAATCCAGGCCCGCGTCGGCAGCTATCCTTGCCAAGAGTGCCTACGAGCAATTAGCGACCAACTTCAGGACGAACTTGATCCCGGCGGCTGAGACTGGATGACCCCATGAACACAGGATGACCCCATGAATTACCCGAAGCCGGCTGATTTTCAACCGGAACCTACATTCCCCAAAGACCACAAACGCGCCGGGAAACCTCGGTGCCGGGGCTGGTCAGTGCAGGCCGGCCGGCAATGCCTTCAAAGTCCGATGACGGCCCGCAAGTTTTGTCGATTGCACGGCGGCAAAGCCCTGCGAGGTTTGGATAGCCCTAGCTTGAAACATGCCATCTACTCAAAGGACCTGCCCGCCCGCATGGTCGATGATTACGAAGCCGCCCTCGCCGACCCCGACCGCCTCAGTCTCGATCCCACCATCGCCCTAACCAGGTCCCGGATCAAAGACCTCATCAAGCGGGTAGACATCGGCGAAAGCGGGCGGCTCTGGAAGGAAACCCGGCAGGCAATGCGCGCGCTGCGGAAAGCGATTGCCGGCGACGTTGACAGTTTCAACGAGCGGCTGCTGGAGCTCGAAGCTCTGATCATCCAAGGTGTGGCAGACTTCGCCGCCTGGGAAGAGATCGGCAAGCAGGAAGACCGCCACGCCCGGCTGATTACGACCGAAATGAAACGGCAGCAAGTCAATGCCGAAATGATGGCGATAACACAGGTGACACTGCTGTTTGTTGCCTTTGCGAATGACATAAGGAACGACATTGCCAGACATGTTGAAGGTGAGACAAAGACAAGAATATTGGCCGACGCCGCCCGAACCACTGACCGATACCTTCACGCAGGTGAGGGAGATATTCAGTAAGACCGAAGACGAAGAGGCGGCGCAGTGGCCCCCTCGCCACCTCCGCAACCCCTCCGGCGACCCCACCCCCTTCCACCAGGCCCAGCAGACCGCTCAAGATAGCGACCGGCGCATCGTAGCGATGGTGGCCGGAACGCAATCTGGCAAAACTTCGTATGGTCCCTGGTGGCTCAAGCAAGAGATCGACCGCTGCGGCTCCGGAGATTACCTGGTCGTCACCTCGTCTTATGACCTGTTTTCAATGAAGCTCCTGCCTGAGATGATCGCCGTATATGAGCATATCCTGGGTATCGGCCGCTACTGGGCGCAGGCCAAGGTCATCGAATTAAAAGACCCTGAGACCGGCGAATTCTGGGCCAAGAAATCCACTGATCCCATGTGGGCGCGGATAATCCTCCGCTCGGCTCAGTCCGGCAGTCGCAAGGCACAGGGCGGCTCGGTGGCCGGGCTTGAAAGCTCAACCGCCAAAGCCGCCTGGCTCGATGAAGCCGGGCAGGACGATTTCACCATTGACGCCTGGCGCTCTATCCGCCGCCGCCTGGCCCTGCATCGGGGGCGCATCTTAATCACGACTACGCTCTACAATCTGGCCTGGGTCAAGCAGCAGATTATGGACAGGGCCGTCGAAGGTGGCACCGTGACCGCCACCGAACTCGACAACAGCGCAGAGATCGAAGTGACCGACAATGCCGGGGCTGACATCTGTCTGATCCAGTTTGACAGCATCGCCAACCCGGCAATGAGCGTAGAGGAGTACAAGGAAGCCGAGGACGATCTGCCGACCGAGGACTTTCTCATGTTCTGGCGAGGTCGGGCCGCCCGGCTGAGACATCTCATTTATGACAACTTCGACCGCGTGGCCCATACCTGCCCCCGCTTCACCATTCCCGACGAATGGAAGCGGTTCATGGGCGTAGACTTCGGCGGCGTCAACACTGCCGCTCTATATTATGCCGAGGAGCCGGAGACCAGGAAACTGTATTGCTATCGAGAGTATAAAGCTGGGGGCAGAACGGCCGCCGATCACACCGAAGCCATGCTAGAAGGCGAACCGGGGCGGCCCTACGCGGTAGGCGGTGCAAAGTCTGAGGGCCAGTGGCGGCAGGAGTTCGCCGAGGGCGGCTTGCCGCTCCGCGCTCCAAGTGTTCACGAAGTCAACATCGGCATTAATCGGGTGTATGGATGTCACAAGCGGGACGAGATCATTTACTTTGACGACTTGGAGGGCGTATTGGATCAGAAGGGCAAATACCAGCGCAAGCAAGATGCTTTCGGAGAGACAACCGACGAGATCAAGGACAAGGCCCGCTTTCATTTCCTCGACGCTGAACGCTACATAATCAGCGACATTCGAGGATTGGGCGTGGTGCAATTTGGATAAGAGCAGGCGAACTTCGACACAAGAGGAGCAGCAATTCTGGTACACAACTTACAGATACATTGGTAGCGTGGCGGCGATTATCCTGCGCTACAGTGATAGATACCGAAACCAGATATCGCAGGAAGATTTTTTGAAAGGCGTGACGGCCGGACTATTACTAATTGCGAAGGCGATAAAGCGGTACAAACTAGCAAGCGGGGATGAGGCGGGGTATAATGGGGATGAGGGAGAGGGCAATGACAGCAAATCTTGATTGGAGGAACGCATGTCAAAAGCGGTATATATCAAAACCATTTTGAGCTTGGCAAGTGTTCCCGGCTTCCGAATCAGACTTGAGCCGCGCATCACCGAGACAGAGGAGAGGTCAGCAAATGGAACCAACACTCCAAAGGATTGACGACAATCTCCACATCATGCGCGCGGGGCCAGAAGCTAAACCCGCCGCCGTCGTGGTAGACGTGGAGGCTTTCGACCGCATTGTCGGCACGATGGTGACGCCGGATGTGGGGAAGTTGCAACGGCAGATCAAGCATCTTGAGGGCCGAGTAGTAGAAGAACATGAGATAGCGGCCGAGCTTGAGCAGCGGCTGGGCGGAGCAAGTCATCAAAGCACCCGCCTCGACCGCCACAACCAGGTTCATCTATACGCCGGGCTGGTTGAAGACCTGGGGCTGAAGCCGGGCGACATGGTGTTCTTTGTTCGCAATGAGGCGGGGCGCTGGGAGGTACGGACGGAGGAGAAAGTGACGAAGAAGATTCAATCGGTGTTTGCTGATCTGGAGGAGGAATGAAACTTAAGGCCATTATTACACTTGTAATTATCTTGTTCTCGGCTGTTGGATGTAGCGGCGGAATGCCGGAACACCAAGCCCAACAACTGTTTGACCATAGTCAAAGATCTGAGGCTGAGTTATTGCGATTAGAGCAAGAGGCCCAGATAGAGGCGGCCGCCGAGTTTGCCGCCTCAGAAGCCGCCGAAGTCCAGCAGCTTCCGCCCGCCGAATGGGGCAGCGTGGGGCCGGAGGTGCAGGAAGAGAATGAGGCGGCACATGCGGCGGCCGTACGGGCGTTTATGATTGGCAGCGCCCTTGTCAGCGGCATGATAATATTTTTGGCTAATCAAATCAGGCTCCTAAAGAAACAACTGGAAGCGATGGAGCGGAGGTGAACGCAATGACTGATGACAATCTACCCGACAAAATACTTGGCTTGCCAGTTAAATACGTTGATACCGCCGATACCGCCGAGTTCAAGGGCGGCACGGTTGAGTTTGGCGATTGGAGCGCCTGTATTGGAACTCGCACGGTAGGCATAGAGGAATTGTTGCAAATCGCCGACAGCATCTTCGACCTTAAGCCCGATCTGGGGATAATTCTAACTAAGCGCCGCGTGTTAATCTTTCCAAGGCCCAACACAACCGGCGAGACAATGATGTCGCCGGTTGGCTTCGTTGCCAAGCCGGGCGCATTGAATTGGTACCGGCGGTTTCTTGGCAGGACAAACAGATTTAAGCTTCGTGATGACGGGTGGAAAATGAGATATGAGCGCATTGCGCCGCCGTTTATCCAGGCGCGGATCGAGGTCGAAGACCATAAGACGCCTGGCGGCTGGACGATCACGATGGGCTACGACCCGGAGACCAATGTTCTGGCGGTGCTGGGGGAAAAATCACCATGATCCCCCCAGTATGCTACAAATGGGCATGCGAGCAGAATATACAGTTGTTAAACGTCGATGACGCAGAGATTGTTCAAATAACAACCAAGGAACAGCCGCTTGAGGGCCGCCCATGACAAATAACCAGCACCCTCGATGCCCGATCCGGCGACCAACCCGGCGGGTTCCTCAACCGAGATGTGTTGTTCACTGGGCTGGTGGGTTTGTTCGGTTCTACCATATGAACAGCGGGCGCATTGCGGCGTCATTAGCTACGTTCGAGATGTCGAGACCGCACTTTAAATTCAGATCGCCGCCGTGGGATCATCCGCTTGCCGCCATTGTGCGTTATGGCCCCCCCGTCTACACGCTAACTGTTGATGGCGAAGAAGTGGCGCAGGCGGAGAGAGGGTTCGTGGCAAGGGGCCGCCGCTACCCAGAGGTTGAGCATTACTTTTTCGAGGAATCGCATGATCAAAAAAGCTAAGACCTATTTCCGCAAGCTCCGAAACAAAACGGGCAAGAAACAGATCAGAGAAATCTTCCTGTTTTGGGGGCATGACTTATCCGGCCTATCTGGCGAGGGCATGCTTTCTCTTGTCGGAGAGCTTGGCATTACGCCAGCTTTCTGCTATGGAATGTTGACGAGTGAGGTTCGCTCTGCTATCTGGAATTTAGCAAAGGACTTGGATGCTGACTGGAGGAGTGCGCTGGCAGCGCAGATTACAATGAGAGAGGTAAGAGCCGGGCTTTTGTTCTTCGGGTGCGATACGTCACATTTGATCGATGAAGAGATACTCGACGCAATGGCAGGGGTCGCAGATACGATGTTCGGCTTCGGGATAACGGCAAGCGAGGCGGCCGATGCCATTTGTCAATTGTCAGTGGAGGCCAGTGAATGAGTGCAAGAAATACATTTGTGACCAGCTACATCTACTGGCCGGAAGCTATTAAAATCATCAACGTAATTTTACAAGATGTAGTCGATGACATGCAGTTCATTGGCAAACAAGATCATGCTGGCTATTTCGCGGGCCTGCTCAAGACCGTCGGCGGCCCTCCTCTCATGCTGGAGGATATACTAAAGCAGGCAGACAAAGAGCTGGCTACCATCGGCTACCATCTCGACTTCAACATGGCTATAGTTTGCGATGACCTGCCGCATGCGGTCTTGAGTAGGTTTAGTCTCTATGGCCTGGGGACTAATTTTGAAGCCGAAGAGGCGAGGCGGATAGATGCAGTCAGGCGGTTAAATGCAAAGGCGGCCAAGCGCAGAAAGGCGATATAAATATGGGCAAGCTCCACACCTTAAGACGGGCGATTGAGAGAGACCCGAGGGTATTTATGGTTACGTATCGCCCTTTGCATGCTCCTCCATTCGGAGAGGCGAAAGGGGCCACCCGCTGGCCGTCGGGTCAGTGGGACCCTTATTATAATTATTCGCCGTGGCGCAAGCTGCCCTACAGTCAGTTTGTGCGCCACGTCTTAAAGCAGATCGGGTATAATATTAGATAGCACCCCCTCGGCTGTAGGCATTGCCGATGTGGGGCAGGGTGGCCTAAGGTTTGGCAACCAAGATGACCTACCTGCAAAAAGAGGGGTTCGCCTCCTTCTTAACGCGAGTTCGAGTCTCGTCGCCGTGGGGGTGCCATTTAATGCCGCAAATTGACGTAATACACCGTCTGGTGTATAATTTAACCAAATAAGCAAGGGTCAACCTTCTCCTATAGGAGATCCAACGCCCAGCGAGTGGACGCATCGAGCGCCCCGCTTGCTGGGCGTTTTTGCGTTTATGCGACGACAAACAGACGAGCCAAGTCGAATAGAGAAACTTAAGGCCACGTGGCAATTCTTCAAACACGGTTTGCCCTGGGACGTGCGGCGCATCCCCAACGGCATCCAGTTCAAGGCCAAGGCCGACACGCCTTTCGTGTGGACTTCCTCGCAAGAGAACAATCCACAATGGCAGATGCATGGCCTGTTCAAGAACTTCGTCGAGCATGGCTTCAACCGCAACGCCCTCATTTACGCGGCCATCATGTACAAGGCCCGAAGCAAAACCACCGCCCCCCTAACCGCCTACATCGGCGACCCACGCAAGCCTGAGCGACTGCCGCCGGAACACCCCCTGTCAAAGTTAGTGGCCCGACCGAATCCGCATCAATCGTGGGCCGAATTCGAGATGCTAAACGAAATTTATTTCAACTTCGGCAACTCGTTTATTTTGAACATTCGACCACGCGGCGGCGGCCTGCCCACCGCCCTCTATAGCCTACGGCCTGACCGGGTGACAATTGTCCCCAGTGACAAGGGCGGCATCATGGGCTATCTCTATATCCCCGAAGGCAAAGCCGCCCAGAACGGCCTGGCAATCCTGCCGGCCGATATGATGCATGTCAAGTTGCCTGACCCGTCCGACCCGTTTGAAGGGCTGGGCTGGGGGATGCCGCCGCTGGCAATCGGGCAAAGCGGCGATGTGGACAACGCCATTACCCGCTTTTTGAAACTCTTCTTCCAAAGAGGCGCGGCCCCGCTGGGGTTGCTGGTATCTGACGACCCCCTGACGTCGGAGGATATAGCCTTCGTCCGCAAACGCTGGATGGATATCTACGGCGGATCTGACAAATGGGTCGAGCCGGCCGTCTTGGGCAAGGGCTTCAAATATCAGCGGGTCGGGGCCACGTTTAAGGAGATGGGCTTCGGGGAGATCGACGCACGAAACGAGACGCGGTTGCTGATGGCCTTCGGAGTGCCACCTATTTTGATCGGCAGCTTAACCGGCCTCAACCGCTCGACCTACTCCAATTACGGACAAGCCTTACAAGCCTACTGGCAAGATACCGCGCTGCCGGAACTGAGGCTTTTTGAGGCGGAGTACCAATACTATCTCCAATCAGATGACGGCGCTTTCGTGGCCTTTGACCTGTCCAGGGTTCCGGCTTTGCAGAAGGACGTCCCGAAGCTGACCGATGCCGCGTTTAAGATGTGGCAGATGGGCACCCCGGCGAATATGGCAAACGAAGCGGCGGGCCTGGACGTGGGCGACATACCCGGTGGCGACATCGGCTACATCGCCTCTAACCTGGTTCCCTCCGGCATCAACCTGTCTGACCCCGAGCAGTCGATGGAGGGCGCAGTCGATGCCGAGGCAGACACGCGGGCCAAGACGCTGCGCAATCCCTGGCTTGAGATTGGCCGGGGGCAGGAGATGGCCCGCAAGCATCACCCGGAATTCGCCGAGATCAAATGCCCGCTCTGCGATCACGTTGGGGTGGACCTGTACAAGGATCACGCCGGGCTGTGCGTTTGCCGGGGCTGTGATTGCACCTTCGATCCGCAAATTCATTTGAAGGGGGCGGCGTGGGCGATAAACGGGAAGTAAAGGAAACTCGCAAACAAGAACTCGCCCGCCTCGACCGCAGCGATACCCGCCGCCGGGCCAAGCTACTCCGGCAGACGTCGGCCGACGTGCTGGCCGCAATCAGTAACCCGGACGGACTGGATAGGTTGCGGGCGATTAGTGATGAGGAGTGGGCGGAGGCTGTGGCGCGGGATAATGAGCAGGGCGAACGGGAGGCGGCGTAGATGCTTTTGAAGTTGATTGGAGCGTTTGATCCTGACGAAAAGACTGTCGTCGTCAATTCTGACTACATTACAGGGCTAGTGCCCAATGAAGTGACCAGTTCTGATGGCAGTATCCCCACTAATGTATGGGTTAGGGGCGGCGGGGTGTTCTATGTGCAAAATAGTGTAGACGACATAATGGCAGCACTGGAAGAAATAGGCCAAGGCTGCGTAACGGTACACCTGTCGGACAATACCAATGCCAACACTGACCCAGCCTGACCCCGCCCAACTCAAGGCCCGCGACTGGGAAAGCGTTGTCCGCTCCGACAGCTTCAGTGACCCCATGCGCCTGGTCCACCTCGCCATGCGGCTTGAAGAGATGGACGCTGACCGCATCCGGGGCGAACTGGTCAAAGCCCGCCGCCGAGCCTACGAAGACGAAATCACCATCCAGGCCCGGCGCATCGGCTGTCCTAACGGGCGCGGCAATCTGCGAGCCGGGCCAAGCCTGAGCGAGATGAACGAAGAGAGCAAGGCCGACGGCGTGTCGATTGTCAACACCTACAATTTCGACTTGGCCGCCGCAGTCGCCAACATTCAAGCCGAGGTTCCGACGGCCAGCCGTAACACCTACGTTAAGCGGCTTATGGCCTGGGAAGGCAAGCGCAATAAATGGAAGTCGGCGCAGATTGCCGAATTCACCGAAGGCACGGCGCGGGCCAGGGCACAACGGGATTTCGTCGCCTTCAACGACGTGCAAGGCGTGGCGGTGCTGATGCCGCAGACGGCGGCGGAGCCGATATGCCAGGGCTGGATCAACCGGGGCGAGGTGCCGATAGAGGAGGCGGTGGCGAACCCGCCGCCATATCATCAAAACTGCCCACATTTTTTTAACGTTATTCCGAACAAGGTGTCACCGGGGGAGTGCGCTGAATTATGGGTTGGGGAAGGATAGCGAGATGGAAGTAGAGGATGTTAAACACGCCAAAGAAAAGCTAGGCGACGAGATAGCCCAACTGATTTCCGAATTCATTACCTCCACTGGCGCAGATGTTGAAGCCGTGACAATCGAGCCGCTCAAAACAATTTCTCCGTTTGCTGACGAGATTGCGATCTCGCCCCGCCACGGCAGAAAGGTTCACGTCGAAGTAAAGGTCAGGTTGTAATGGCGAAGGCTGACATAGCAGTAGATGTTATCAGCGCCAAGATAGCCAAGCTGGAACTGAAGCCGGGTGACGTGTTGGCTGTGCGGTTTCCCCACCGTTTAACACTGGAAGATATAGAACGTGCCAAGGAAATTATTACGGCGGCTTTGCCGGATACCAAACATTTGATCCTGGGTGAAAACGTTGAGCTATTGGTGATAGACCCCCCGGCGACCGAAGCTACCCAGAAGGCGGCGAACTAATGACGACGGATAGCAACACCAAGGCCTGGGCCGCCTGGCTCCGAGGCATAAAAGACGGCACAAACACAGACCCGCATCACCATTACGGCGGATTTCTGGTGCCGGAGGTTCTTGTAATTGAAGAACCGGGCAACATGGCAAGGTCGAGATCGTTGCCCGGCGATGATGCCCGACGCACTGCCTTTTACGAGGACAGACAATGACACTGATTACTTGCGAGACACACCCGGACGCCGAGGTAACTTTTAACGGCATTAACATTTCTGCCATGTGCATGAGCGCAGATGCCGAGGAAGGTTGGGCCGAGGTATTTATTACGGTTCCCCCGGATCGGCGCGAGGGAAAGACGGACGTATTCCCCCTCGTGATACTCAAGGACTCCGACGAAGAAGATGCCAAGATAATGAAAGTCAAAATCTACGGCAAGGTCGAGATCGACCTGAAGGGCGGCGAGTGATGACAACACAAGTAAAGGCAGGTCCGGAGCTTGACGCCCTGATTGCCGAGAAAGTAATGGGGCAAACCCGTTCAGAGGGTTTGCCCGGCAAATTCGAGCCACAGATTGGACGGTGGCCTTACTTGCCGCCGTACTCAACCAACATCGAGGCGGCCTGGGAAGTGGCAGAGAAACTGAGGCTATGCGTCGTGCCGGTTGAGGACGCAACGCGAAAGGGCTGGACTGCGTTTGCAGAGGGGCGCTGGGCAGAAGATGGCGCGGCGAATGCTACCGTATCGGCTCCCCTGTCCATCTGCCTGGCGGCCCTGGAATTGCAACATCAACTAGAGTTTTGCGCCAAGATGACGGAGGTTATTCGGGGCCGTAGTCCAATCGAAAGAGAAGAGGCAAACTTATGACCTACACGCAAACCATGAACAACATTAAAAAGTCACTAACCCGCATCAAGGCCCAACTCGACAACGCCGACGAAACCAAGCAGCACGCAGCGACGGCAACCAGGAACGCCGCGAGCCGACTGGAGCGCATGGCGGCTGATTTGGGACACATCGAGCAGACTTTGAAGCAGTTCGCGCCCAGTAAACCGAAGCCACGCCAGACGAAGGCGGGGCCGAGTGAGACGAAATGACAGGCCACAAAAGCGGGATGGATTGTCCGGGGTGTAGCACGGAAACAGTAGCGCGAACAATGCTTCCGTTTGAAGTGGAGACAGAAGGCATACGAAACGCCTTTCAACCGTCAAGGCTGGATATTCAAGGTTATCTTTGCGGCGGCTGTGGATTGTCAATTATCGACCTTGACGCCTCCGACTTTAACGGGGCATTGTGGACTAACAAGCGCCAGCCCGAGACGGAAGAACAGGAGCCATTGATGCAGCGGGTATTGTGGCTCAAGGGCGCAGAACGCGAGAACGAAACGAAATAATCAAGGGGTATAAAGGCGGTTAATATTATGGGTAAAAAAGACGAGGACTATAGAGACCTTCCTGGTTTCGAGACAAAGCGGATCCCTGTATTTATCAAGGGCATCGACGAGACCAGGGGTATTGTTGAACACTTCGTTGCAATTTTCGGAAATGTGGACGCGGGGGATGACGAAATTACAAAAAGCGCCTTCCGCAAAACTATCCTTGAAAACAAGCGTATTCGAGTGCTTGACATGCACAACACCGACAGCGTTTTGCGCGTGGTTGGAAAGCCGCTCTCGTTGCGGGAAGTCGGAAGAAAGGCGCTGACGCCAGAGGTGCTGGAGTATGCACCGTCGGCTACCGGCGGCCTCCTGGCTAAGACGCAATACGCGCTCAACACCGCAAACGGTCGAGATGTATTCAATCTGATAGAGGGTCGCTTCATTGACGAAGCCAGTATCGGGTACGATGCCGTTCAGTACGAGTTTGAAGAGCGCCAGATAAACGGCAAGAGCCGTGAGGTACGTATCCTAAAAGAGATCCGGCTGTGGGAATATTCCAACGTGATCTTTGGGATGAACGACGCTACAGCGGTTGTTAGCGCAAAGTCCGCCAAAGCCGACGATCCCGCCACCGAAGCCGACGCCACCGAACCCCCCGCCGCAAAATCAGTCCTCTCCTTCCAAGACCTACCCCTAGCCCCGCGTGGTCGGGACTGGGACAGCGACGAAGCCGAGGGCCGCGTCCGCGAGTGGGCGGGCGGCGAAGATAACATGGATTGGGACAAATACGCTACGGCGTTTCTGTGGCGTGATGAAGAGAACCCGGAGACCTTTGGCGCGTTTAAGTTACCGATTGGTGACATCTTGGCCGACGAACTGGCCGCCGTCCCTGCCGGCATCTTCGCCGCAGCCGGGGCACTGGGCGGCGCAAGGAGCCAGGAGCTTGACGTACCTGCCGGCGACCTGCCCGACCTGCAAGATCACCTGAGCCAATATTACGCCGCCATGCGCGGCGAGTTTGAAGACGAAGAAATCGTGCCGCCTTGGGAAAAAGAAAAGGCGCACGACGACGACGATGAAGACGAGGAAGCCCATAAACAGGAAGAGGGCGAAGATGAGGACACCGAAGGAGAAGAGGCCGACGACGAGGGCGAAGATGAAGACACCCAAACCGTCACCCTGCGCCTGGCCGTTCCGTCCAACCTTGACCTGGAGAAATTAGAGCAAGTGTTGACCGCCGCCTTTGCATCGGCGACGACCAAGATTGCCGATGCCGAAGAGAAGGCGGGCCGGGTATTGTCGGCCGCCAACGATTCGGACATTCAGCAAGCCTTACTCAAGTTAGTTACAGTTTTGGCTAGGGCAGGAGTGAAAGTTGACTTCGACGCCTTGGCTAAGGAAAACGAGAAACGACAGCGGATAGAGGCCGGGCCGGGGGCTAAAACCCCACCCACCCAACATGGCGAGGCCGGGCCGAACAACGGTTCACCCACCTCTGACGAGATGCTGCTTAAATTGAGAGTCCAGCAGCAAGCGCTGGACATAGCCAGAGTAAATTAGAGGTGAATTGATCATGAGTACTATTACCCAAGCTGTGCCTGACAGCCAGGAGGCGTTATTCGCCGAAGCCAAAAAGCTGAACGGGCAATGTGAAGCAATTTTGACAAACAAGGTTTCCACCGGCAAGGGCGACGAAACACGCGCCGCGACCTCGGAGGAGCTTGAGAGTGTAGAAGAGAGGATGACAGCGGCCAGAGAGTACACGGCCAAAGCCATCAACCTCAAGGAAATCGAGCAAGTTGGGGCAGACATTGAAGCCCACATGACCGCCGCTCCTGGCGAAAACGGAACCGATCCCGACCCGACCGACTACACCGGCAACTGGTCGCCGATGAATGGCCCCGAAGACAAGGCGGTGACCAAGGCCCAGCGGCAGCGCCGCAGTAAGCAGAGCAATATTCCTATGGGCGGCTTTGGCGATTGGGGCCGGTATCTTATCGAGGTACATAAAGCAATGGTCATGCGTCAGAAGCCCCATAAAAATCTGGCGTGGGTCGAATTTGACGACATCAAACAGGCGGAACGCAAGGCCGATATGGAAGAGGGCATTGGGGCCAGGGGCGGTTTCCTCGTCCCAATCGAGCAGGACAGCCGTATGCTCAGTGTAGGCGCGGAGGATACCACCATCCGCGACCGGGCCGTTGTCATTCCGATGGGTCGCCGGGAATTACGAATCCCGGTGGTCGATCAGACCGGCACCACCGCCGGCGTCCCTCATTGGTTTGGCGGTATGTCATTCACCTGGACTGAAGAGGCCGGTGAGAAATCACAGTCAGATCCAACCTTCCGCCAGATGAAACTCATCGCTCATAAATTGACCGGCTACACCGTCGCCTCCGATGAGTTACTTGAGGATTCGGCTGTGTCTTTGGCCGCCTTCCTGTCCAGCCCCCTCGGCTTTGCCGGAGGTTCGGCTTGGACGTGGGAATGGGCCTACCTTAACGGCACCGGAGCCGGCCAGCCGCTGGGCGTCATCAATGCCCCGGCGACCATCTCCGAGGTACGTAACACGGCTAATGCCATCTCCTTTGGCGACCTGGTTAGCATGGCCTCGCAATTCCTGCCGAACAGCCGGGGGATGTGGCATATTTCTCAATCGGCCTACGCCAGCATCGTTCAGTTGAGTGGCCCCACCGGCAACCCGTCTTTCATCTGGCAGCCCAACGCCCGCGACGGCGTGCCGGACATGCTGTTAGGCTACCCCGTCACATGGTCGGAAAAGAACCCGATCTTGGGAGCCCCTGGAGATGTTGTGCTTGCTGACTGGTCCAAGTATTTGATCGGCGACCGCAAGGCCACGACCATCGAAAGTAACAGCACCGGCACCACCTGGCGCAACGATCAAACCGAGTGGCGCATGATTTCACGCGGCGACGGACGGCCCTGGCTGTCTCTGCCGCTGACTTATCAGGACGGTACGACTCAGGTCAGCCCGTTTGTTATCCTGGATTCAACCGCCGACGGCAGCTAACCATAAACATCTGAGTGGCGGGTGAAGTTTGGCCCGCCGCCATCGAACATTAGGAGAATGATCATGAGTTACACACAACGATTCACCGAGGGTGCCGCCTTGTTAGCCGCTATTAATCCGGCATCCTACAACTCCGTACAGGACACCGGCTTCGTTTCTTTGGCTAACTACCAGCGGGCCGTCATTATCATCCACGCCGGAGTTCTGGGCGGCGACCTGGACATTGACATCGAACAAGGTACGGACACCTCCGGCACCGGGGTCAAGACGCTTAACGCCGGCGGCAAGGATGTGACCAAGACCGGAACCACCGACAACAACACCGTCACCGTCATCGAGATCAAAACTTCAGAACTGGACGTCGCCAACGCCTTTGACACCATTAACGCCGAATTGACACCCGCCAGCGCTGGCATTTTCAGCGTTCAGATTTGGGGCATTGTAGCCAACTACCCGCCGGTCGGGACTACCCTCATCGACGAAATTGTTGATTAAGCGGAGCGACAAGCATGTGGGTTCGCCTGTTGACAGTTAAACACATCGAGATTGCCGGGAAAGTGACCAAGTTCGCGCCCGAAGAATGGGTGAATGTCGGTAAACATCTGGCCTTAAGCTGGATCGCCGACGGCTCTGCCGACCGCCCCGACCAGCCTGGCCTCAAGGCCACGGTTGGCTGCGGGGTAGTGGTTCCGGCGGAAAGTTACGACGCCGCCACCGCCGCCCTGCCCGGCCTCGAAGTCACGACAGGCGAACCCTCGCTCCCGTTTGCTAAGACGCTGCTGTGGAGCCCGGCTGTATCGTTTAGAACTGACCTGATCCTGACCGGGTTCAATCTCCTTGATACCTGGGAGGTGGCGGCACCCCTGGCAAGCTATGAAGTCCTGGCCCGCGACATCGGCACCGCTGACGACCGGGCCAGGACTGAGGCGGTCATTCGTGATTTGCGGGTGCCGTATTACGAGCCGGGCATCCTGTTTTTGAGACGCTGCGCCGCCTCGCGTGATTTGCTTGCGGCGTGGCAGGAGGAACGAGGTCGGGGCGATAATGACGGCCTGGCCCTGCTCCGGGCAATCTACCGCGTAAAACCGCTTATCCTGGCTTTACCAACGGTTTGGATAAGTTAAGGCGGGGCGCGGTTTATGTGGCTTATGGCAAGGCGGCCCGGAGTGAAGCGGCCGCCAGTATCAAAAGCCTAAAGCGGCATAACAGTTTCCCGGTCTGCGTCATCGGTCAACCGGTCAAAGGTGCGGATCGTGTTATCTCCTTCGAGAAACCGGGGCCGGGGGCACGTTGGGCGAAACTGAGCGCCGATCTGGTGACGCCTTACCAGAAAACTCTCTATATCGACGCCGATACCAGAATACACGGCGATCTGAGCGCAGGTTTTGAGATGTTAGGCGACGGTTGGGACGTGGCAATGGCTCCCAGCGGGCGGCAGGGGCGCGACGTTTTAGGACACCTGCCCCAAGATGACCGGGGTTACACCCTGGAGGCGCTGGGCAATCGGGAGCCACTGAACTTGCAAGCAGGGCTGATCTTCTTCGGCCAGAGTGAGCGAGTTCGGCGACTGTTTGAGATTTGGCGCAGGTCTTGGCAGCGGTTCGCCGACCAGGATCAGGGGGCGCTGCTCAGGGCTTTGACCCACGCGCCGGTCAGGGTTTGGATGTTGGGTGCGGCCTGGAATTCTCAGGCCGGGGAATTGGTAGAGCATAGATTCGGCAACGCGAAGGAAAAATGAGAGTACATATAATCACCAGAGCCGCAACCAAAAATACCCGCATATTATCCCGCCTAGCCCTCGGTCTCGCCAACGCCACCGGCTGGACAGTCGGCGACGGCCCTGACCCGACCGCCGACCTTAACTATTTC